GAGCGTACACTGGAAAAGATGGTGCGAGCACACATCGCTATGGAGTTCCCACCTGACCCGTACTTGGGTAGACTGATAAAGGGTGTACCCCTTGAAGAACAGAAACTCAAATGTAACTGGTGCGACTACAAAGACCACTGCGAGTTTTGGTCGGTAACAGATGAATATTTAGATAAGATAATGGAGGACGAACAATGAAAGAAGCAGCAATAGCAATAAAAAAATACCTATCGGAGAAAGTAGACGAACAACATGTTGTACACATCGTAGTACAGAAGACAGGCAACTTACCAAAACGAGTTCCTTTCACATGTAATGTATACAGGCAGACAACCCTTGACAAGTTCATGGATGAAGAAACAGGCTACCCTGATTATGTTGGTCCGTATCACGTACACTTCACTGTTCACGCTCGATTCATGCAAGCGGAAAAAATCATTGACACGATGAATATGTTGGCTGAACACCTTGAAGGTTTGCTGTATCTCAAGCGGTGATTGTATGCCCTTTGTACCGATAGACTTCCCTCGTGAAGTCTTAGAACTCCCTGCCAACGGCATGAAGGGTTGGCGACGTATCGTACGCAATGCTGATGAGTTGCAACAGTACTGGAAAGGGAAGAACGGTTCAGGTAATGTATACTTCACAGCGTACGGCTACAGCGAAACACAAGCACCAAAGCATCATCGAGTCGATTACAATACTCCAAAGATACATCACTTCGTGATGGACTTCGATTGCAAGGACTTCAAGAATCGTGGTGCGGAGGTACACTTTGAAGTGCCTCAAGAAGAGGTACGTCGCCTTCACCAATACTTGAAAGGTAAGAACATTGAACACTTTGTATGGTTTAGTGGTGGTGGTTTTCACGTATGGATTCCGTTTGCTGAATCAATAAATCCGACAAGCGGTTCTGAACTTTCAAGGGTAAAGTATTCAGGTGCAATGCTATTGAACCAGTGGGAGAAAGACATCGGTGGACTGCGGTGCAATGACCCGACAGTAGCATTCGATACCAGTGGTATGATTCGCATCCCTAACTCATACAATGCAAGACGAGATTGTTGGTCGATACCACTATCGAGCGAAGACCTGATGGCCCTCTCATATGATGACCTACAAGACAAAGCAATGGATGCACACGAAGGCTACATCAGTATGGGTGGTGAGCCGTTGGAGTTCAAGATAGTTGAAAACCAACTGATGACAATGAACGACATCAAGCCTGTTGATTTACCGACCATATCCTATGACGACATTCACATTCTTCCATGCTTGGCACAAGCGGCTATGGGTGGGGGCAACCCTACCGACCGAGCAAGATACCACTTCGTATCGTACCTTGCTGACCGATTCCGCATGTTCTTCCCTGCATGGAAAGTCAAGGAGGAGGACAGAATGAAGCACGTCGCACCCATTGTAAGCATTTGCTCACAACAAAATTGGGTAGACTTCGACCATGATTATACGACAATGCGTGTATCGCATATTGTCAAAGCGGGTCACACACATGCTTCATGTGCAACTTTATACCGTGAAGGTTTTTGCGTTGGTAAGTGCAATTATCATGACGGCACAACGGATGAGTGATGAATATGAAAAAAACAAAAACAATTGATTTTGCAAAAAGGGTATTGAACGAAAAAGGCAATATGACGACTGATGAAATCATAAATTCCATCAAAGAAAGATGGCCTAAACGCACACCATCTGTGAACTCGCTTTCAAACATTTTAGCAAAAAATCCTGACTTTATTGTAGTGGGCGTAGTCATGAAAAAGAGTATGCTTAGTGGTAGTTACGAGGCAAACATATGGGGGCTTGCAGATGAGTAAACCTGATTTGATTATTGACAGCAATGAACGAGGAACACTTTGCGAATCTATAGAACGACGTGCTGAAAAGATGGGCATGACTGTTGCACGCCAAGTGTTGGTGGTCGGTGACTACCAATTAGGCGGGGCATGTGTCGAGGCCAAGAGCATCAGCGACTTGTTTCAGTCATCGCACAATGGTCATCTATGGCGACAACTGGACAACATGGATGCCAACTACGAAAGGTTCTTCCTTCTCGTACACGGTTCTATAGAAAAACACGTAAGCATAATGAAGAACAAGGGAAGTAAGAATGTCACATACTCACGAGTTCAAAGCGAATTGATTGGCACTATCGCACGCATTATGTCTGATTTCAACTGCCAAGTATTTTACACTCCACACGTTAGTGAAGCGGCTATGTTTGTCGTTAAACTACACGACAAGTTGCACAAACCTGCAAGTAAGCATGGTGCTCAAGCAGTACGTCGTGTAGCGTCCAACGACATACGCATGGACGTGCTGATGGCTATACCCTCCGTAGGACGAGAGATTGCTGAACGCTTGCTTGACAAGTGCGGTAGTATCGAGGAGATGGCCTTCCCTGAATCGTTGAAGCAGGTGAAAGGGCTTGGTGAAGCACGACGTAAATTACTGTTGAAAGTATTAACGAGTGAAGCAGAAGTAAGACAAGAGCGTAAAGTCCGTCGTTGATTTATAAACTGGCAAAGAGAAAGGAAGTGTGAAAATATGACAGAAGCAACCAAATACAAAGCAGTACAAAAGTTCCCCGTTCTTGATGCATACTTGCATCACTTTTCGAGAACTTCAATGAACAATGAGATACCGGGCTTACTGTCCTTTTTCTATATTCAAGGACAACTGGCACTACCTTACATTCGTATACCAACAGGCGACACGCACCTTGACCCTCGTGTACACGTTTTTTGGATTCAACCATCAAGAACAGGTAAGTCGATTGCATGGAACTTCATTGGTGACATCATGGAGAATGTTGATTTACCAACCGAGTTGTTTGCTTCGGGTACAGACGCAGGTCTGATTGGTTCAACGAATGTCGTTATGGATGAAAACGGCAAACCAACAAGCGAGGTTGAAACGGTCGAAGGGCTTCTTGCAGGGCGCAAGGGTATCAACTTCGATGAAGGTTCTATTCTTCTTACTCCAAACAAGCACAGTCAAGAAACTGTTCTGTATCTTCAAACCGCCTGTAATCCTGTGGGTAGCGGAAACAACGTACTCGTGAAGCACATGAAGGGCAACAAGATTGAGTGTCCTTCACTGGTGTCGCTATGGATTACAACGTACCCACCAAAGGGTGTCAAGGAGTATGTCTTGACGAAGGGTATCTTTCAGCGTGTATTGCTGTACTGGGCGCATTGGGATATGGACATGCGTCAAGAGGTGAGCAATACTCGACTGGGTACATTCTTCCGTAAACCAAAACAAGTTGAATACACAAAGGACGACATCTATGATTATTTCATAACGACCGAGAAACGTATACGTGACCGCCTTCTCAACATGGGTGAGATAACATTCACGCAATGGGACGAGATGACAAATGATGAGAAAGAAGACCTCGTTCAAGAAAAGATGTGGGAGATGTTTACTGCTTCAAGTGACTATGAAACTGCACTGTATCAAGCGTCTGATGAGATATATGACCTCCTACGCAACATGGATGCGGCAATGTCTGAAATCGTAGCATCCTTCACACCTGCGGTTGAGAACTATCTTGGTATCTTTTCAGTACACATGGCTTTGCTTGACAACAAGTGGGAAGTCACGCCCCAACACGTAGACATGGCACATGAGATTCTTTTCGACCTCTTCCAAAACCTCATTGCATGGCTTGAGGATTCTGTTGAAATTGGTGGCAACAAGGCAAAGGAAGCCAAGTTGCAAGATGATATGCTTAAGGCATATGGCGAATGTGCGGGATATGAGTTGGATGGTCATGGCGATGGTTGGCGAATGCAATCAAGCGTATGGAATCAGTACATGGCACACACAGGAGTGAGCAAGAGTACTGTCCAACGTCACTTCAAAGACTACGGACCTAAACTATTCAACCGCAAAAAGAGCAACGGACGAATGTACTATCGACGTAAAGGTGATAATGGTGAGCGATAACGTAATGGCACTTGATATTGAAACTGGCAACTTCTCTTGGGAGATAGGTGGTTGGGACAAGACGGCTTCGTTTGAGCCTACAGTCGTGGCTACATGGAATGGTGATAGTGGTAATGTATACTGCAACAAGTCCCTTTCAATTGATGCTACGGTCAAAGCCCTACACCCACGTACACTCGGTGAGGATTTAGCCGAACACGTTGAAAAGGGTGGCTCAATCATCGGTCATAACATCAAGTCCTTTGACCTCCCAGTGCTACGAGATGCACTGGACTGTTGGACAGCAGGTGACATGCTCAAGAGCGATAGTGTCATCGACACAAAGAATCTCGTGAACAAGGCATCCCTGTCGCAACAGAAGGTGATGACCGACTTAAATTCCCTTGTCAAACACACGTTGGGCGACAGTAAGTTAATGAACAGCGAAGATGCGCCTACGGCTTGGAGGAACGGACGATACGACGAGGTGGCGAAGTACTGCTTGAGCGATGCTCGGCTTACTTACGACCTCTACAGTTTCGGCAAGAGCGAAGGCTATGTACGTTCTCGTGCTGTTGATACGGGACAAATAATTGAAGTTGAGGTGAACTGGAATTGAAGAAAGATACAGAACAAACAAGAACAAATGCACAGGCGATGAACATACGGGCGGCAAGGACGATTGCTGAAACCGTCAAGTCTACGCTTGGACCGATGGGTATGGACAAGATGTTGGTCGATGGACACGGCAACGTCATCGTAACGAATGACGGGGCTACCATCCTCCGTGAAGTCGATGTGTCACATCCGGGTGGTAAGATGATTGCCGAAGTAGCAAAGACACAAGAGAACCTATGCTACGACGGAACAACAAGTACAGTCGTACTTTCAGGAGCATTGCTTGGACATACCGAGTCTTTGTTTGCTAAGGGCTTGCACCCGAATGTGATTTGTCGTGGGTATCACGAGGCTTCGCAAATGGCAACCAAGTACTTGCAAGATGAAATTACAATGCTTGCCGAAGGACGTGATGAAACACTGTCTGTTGCTAAGACAGCAATCACTGGTAAGACCCTTGAGCATTCGCTTGACCAAGTAGCCGAACTATGTGTATCGGCTGTTGAGCAAGCGGGTGATGCGAAGTCTGTACGTGTGGTATCGTTTCCGGGTGGCTCGGTCAATGACTCATCCTTGTTCAACGGTGTCATCGTGAGTAAAGACTTCGTGATTGAAGACGAGTCTGATGCAAGCGAGTACTACCACATGATGCTCATCAATACTGGCCTTGACGTTGAGAAGAACGAAGAGAACGTGCAAGTGCAACTCGATGCACAGTCATACAGTACGTACAAGTCGGCGGGTAAGGCTGATTTGCTTGCAAGAGCCAAAGAGATTGTTGATGGTTTCAAAGGTAAAGTAGGTATTGTTTTCGTACGTGATGGGGTCAATGACCACGTTTGTGCGTACCTCAAGAAGAACGGTATCTATGTCGTACGTCGTACGCCTGAATCCGCTATGCGTGCTATGAAGCGTGCTACAAACAGCACCATCTACCAAACCGTCGATGACATCGAAGACTTGACCATGACGAAAGTCGTACGTGAGATGCACAACGATGTATGGTATTTGTTCGTACATTCAAATCACAAAGAGAGCAAAGAGGCTACGCTTGTCTTGCGTGGTGCGACTACGCACACACTGGAAGAAGTCGAGCGTGGGTTTGATGATGCTCTTGGTGTTGTATCAATGGTGATTGGTGATGAGAAGGTCGTCGTGGGTGGAGGTAACGCCTACGCTCGTATGGCCGTCTACCTACGCCAACATGCGGCACAGGTAGGGGGTAGAGCACAGATGGCTATTGAGGCGTTTGCTGATGCCTTAGAAACCATCCCTGCGACCATTGCCGAGAATGCAGGTCATGACCCACTCGATACCATCCTTGAACTACGTCATCGTCTGATGGAGGGTGAACTCACGGTTGGTCCTGATGTTGAGAACGGAGGTGTGTGCGACATGCTCAAGTTGGGTGTGCTTGAACCTGCTGAACTCGTACGTCAAGCAGTGCTTAGTGCGGCTGAAGTCACGAATGCTATCCTACGCATTGATGACATCATTGCACGACGAGGCGTTGAGTGATGGGACGCTTGCTTGACCGCTTGAAGGTCAAGTGCCGAAGATGCACACACTGGCACATACCGAGAAGGCTCACTGCTCGCTACATAGATGGTGATAAGAAGCGACTACATATGTTGCAGTGCAAAGAGTGCGGTCACTTTTGGATTGACAGTGCGTTCAATCGTCAATAGTGCCAAGCCATGTTAGGACAAACCCTGCGATAAAAGATATAATAGAAAGTAAAATAACTTCTATTACACTCATATGAATCATAGCCAACTCAATACTGTTTCTATCGTAGGACATGCGCCCCAACCTGACGGCCATAAGTCACTTAGGATAACGAGTCCATCCCCGTCGTCACGGATTAAGTGCAAATGTTCATCATAAACGTAAAGAGGGTATCTTGCTTCCATTGCTTCTTTTACTGACGGCATCAAATCAACTCCGAGACTCTAAAGTATGTAAGTGCAGTGTTACCATCTTGTACTTTGTGTGTACCTGATGAAAAACTGGCATTAGCGTAGTGGCGTAATCTGTCATTTGCGTCTAATTTGATGATGGTTGATAATTGGTTTTTTTGTCCCGAACCCGATACTTCTCGTAGAACAGTATCACTGTACGATGAGCCGCCATTTGGTTTTTTGTAAACTATTGAGAATGACCAAGTGGGGGTAAGATTCAGATAAAATCCTACACTAACAAGATAGTAGCCATCTCTTGGTGCGACAAAGGCATAGTCGCTACTGTCGAAGTTGCTACCTACATCGTATTCTGTAGTGCTGTGTTGTATGACAGCAGGGACTGTACTTGATAGTGCCGCACCTTCTGTTGTTATTTTCGCAAACATGTGTGCTCTCGTAGTAGGTATTGCATCTAATTTCGTCTTGTCGGCACTCGACATCGAACCTGCCGCACTGGTTGTAGCCGCACTGATACCGATTGTACCGGATGAAGTTATTGTTCCACCAGTGATTGGTGCAGTGGTCGCAATAGAAGTTACCGTACCTGTACCAAGCACTTCGATACTGTTCCAAGATGTGTTAGTTTTATCGTAAACGTATTGTTTTACTGTTTGACCAAAAGCACCCAGTGAGTTGAAATTAACAGTATTACTACCATGTAGATTCTTGATTGTAATAACGTGACCATCAGGGAATGTACCACTTGATGTCACTGTACAAGTCCCACCGGGTGTGAGCATAAGCACATTCTCATCAGCCGACGTAATAGTTATACTGGTGGCCGTAGAAGACAAGACCGAGTTGAAGATACGACGAGTAAACCGATTACCGCCTGAATCCTTACCTGAATAGAACATGACTTGGTTGCCTTCGCTATCATAGGATTGCCACATAGCACCCATACGACTACCTGATAATGCACCTACTTCTTCTCCCCCTCCATGAAGGTTATCGAGGTCTGTATGTGAATCAACAGCAGTTGTTGCGGCGACTGCTCCACTTGTCACTGGTGTAAAATAAATCGGCGTTGGTTTAATAAAAACACGCTTGTCGTTAATTTCAGTTACTTTAAGATTTAAATCACCTGAACCACTTTCATACACGCAACGTAATACCGCAAGCACTACCGATTGTTTTACGTCTTGTGATGCGCCCTTTTGTGTTGGGGTATTCAAGAATGAATGTGGGGCTAATGGATAACCACTACTTACAGGTGTACCCATCTCCCAGTATATGCGCTTGTTAGCGTTTGATGAATCATCTACAGAAGATACGTAAATGACGACTAATGCTTCTTGTCCTGAACTAAGTGCCGATACTGTTCCGCTAATTGATTTGAAGTTACTTGCGTTTTGTATATCTACATCAACAGTAGTACCACCACCGAATTGATACATTACACCGTCGATAACAGCATAACCTCCTCGCACTACAACTTCGTAGTGATTAGACGATGCTTTACCATTTACATTACCCGCTAAATTAAGTGGGTTGTTACGGTCACTGTCACCCGATGCAGTGTCTTCTTCAAGAAGAATACCGTTACCATGCACCCCTTCGTATAGGTTTGTTAGCGTGGGACTGATGATGTGCTCACCATCAAACAACCCATCTTCCGCAGTAGGCGTAGCCAAACTGGTGTGCGTTGTAAGCGTCATGTTTCCTTTCGTGTGTCCTGATAATGGATTCCCTGTCATACTTTCACCTTTCTTATACAGACATCTGTCTTAAATTTTCCACCATCTGATTGTATTGTGGATTGTCACCGTACTCAAAGAGTTTCTTTTGTTGCGGGTCTTGTTTTATGGAATTTAAGAACGATAATGTATTTGATGTACGAAGATAATCATTCATTTGCTGTTGCCAACTTCTTAAATCACCATGTTCTCTCCATGCATCGAATGCGGGTCGATAGTCCTTCACTCGTTGGGTTAAATCATTCAGTTCTTCGGCATCAACATGAGGAAAATTTTCTGTGATATTACCACTAACAAAACCTTGCTTGTAATCTATTGGTTTTTTGTAAGGACTGGCAAAGGTACGATAGGATGGGTCAAAAATTTGTACCTGTCCGTCCTTTATACCTACGTTTGGTCCTTTTACATCGGCTAAACCAAGTAAACTCATAATTGGTTCATTCAATATGTTACTAACCTGTTGCGGGTAATGGGGAAATTGTGCGGATTTTGGCGAATCATTGATACTACCATAGTCAAATTTACCACGTTTACCAAACACTTCATCCATTTGTACTTGTTCAGTCTTTCCACCTCTAATTGGTGTTTCAGGAATTATAGGTTTACCCATATCAGCAAGTGCTTGTGATATTGCAAGACTACCAAAGCGGTCAGCGAATGGACGTTCTACAAGGTTACTTGATACCTTTGTAACTGGTTTCCTTTTATCGAAAGGTATTGTGGCTTCTCGATACATACCACTTGCTTTATCGGAATCATCAGCCTTGAGGAAAGCCCATGCATCTTCAAAAGCAAACATCATGCCACCTCAATTGTAATTTCAATTTTGACTTCGTTACTCGTCGTTTTCGATATTGGTTTAACTGTGAATCTACCTACAGGTGTGAAGTCATTAGTGTTTCGTAATTGTAGATACACTTCCTTTATTGACTCGGTAAATGATTGTGTTTGAGGCACAATAGCCTCTACCAGTAGGCTTGCGTCGTCTACAATAGTGATGGTGGGTGTAAGGGTCATTGCAGGGCGACCAGTGCCACCATCGTCGCTGGTAGCAGGTGTACCGTCAAATCCTATGATGACTTCATTGATGTTGTCACGGATTGTTTCAAGCAATAAACGTCGTAAATGGTTACTTACTGGGATTCGTACACCTCCTTTGTTTGTGCTAAGTGTTGGCTTTTGTTACCACCGAGTGGTTCATTACCACCACCAATCTTACCCCTTGAGTTGCCACCAATCAAGATTGCGGTTGAATAGACAGCATTTTCAATAACTTTGGTTTCAAATCGCAACTCCACCTTACCAAATAATGCCAAGTTTGTATCAACTACTTGCATGTACGTAGCGGGATTTGTTTCATTGGCTTCGACTGTAGAGCCTTCATTAAGCCCTTGAAGTATGCCTTCAAGTCCAACTTCTACATTCATAAGAGAAAAGTCACTACGGTTTAAAAGAGGATAATGACGTACTTCTGTAATGAGTTTGTTTTGTCCTTCATGTACAACAGTCATTCCGGGTCGTACATTGAGTGAATCGTAGTTGTGGTTAATAGTTTGCGAGCCTTTCATGAGTGATTGACCACGTAGTATCTTACGTGCTACTCTACGTGCGCCCATTTTACTTCGTACGGTGTGGTCTACGATAGGTGCAGGTGCTTCACGTACATCCGTAACCTGCGATTCGGTATCGTCTACTGTGACGATTACAAGGTCGTTAAGAGCCATTGGTAACCCTTGTATCGTTACACGATTGAATGTGTTATCAACAGGGTTTGATTGTGTAGTGTTTGATAGTTTGTCGGTGATGTTGATTGCGCTCTCGGAGAATGTAAGTGGGATGTACAGTAGATTACCAAAAGCATCGAGCAATACCATACGACCATCATGACGAGCAAGATAGCGCAGTGATGTCATGAGGTTTGTATTTTGGAAGTCCTTAGCAATGAAGCGTGTGCTATGATGACGGTGTGTAGCGACTGTACTTTCAGGTCGTGCGATATTGACGCTCGTTACACCACTGTCCACCGACTCACCCAATTTGATAGCCAAGTCCGTTGTACGTAGCCCTACGTCCACTGGTTGTCCGAGTTTTACAATATCACTGCTAAACCCAATGTCTTGCAGTGTGCGGCCTTTCATGTTACGTAGGTTACCAAACACACCGATGGTGCTGTTCTCGACATCGCTCAATACGATGCGCTCGGATGGGTTGTCGGCGTTGTAAAGGAGGATAGGTATGTTACTCGAAGACAAAGTTTCCCCGTTAAAGTATGGAACGCCAGTATATTCGTGACCTGATTTTTGTACGTGTGTGAGTTGTACGCCGCCCTCACTCTCAACAATCTGATAGCGGGTTTGAGGCATGACTTGCAGGTTACGGGTGTTGTTTTTCTCGACCGTAATCTTTGCCTTGTTTGACGTTTGCACGCTTATGCGACCATGATGAACAGCGTTATCGACAAAGACTGGCTTACGTACGTGGTCCATGACCTCGTTGGCATCGGTGTCATAACGCCCAGTGCT